CCCGTGGGTCGTGCCGCGACCCCTGAGAAGGGGAAACCCAAGGCTGGGAAACCCAAGACGCTGGATGACGCCCTCGATAGTGCGATGGACGAAATCCTCGCGTCAATCCGTTAACACACACACCAAGAGTTAAATCATGCCTGCTCCTACCGTAATCACCGATGCGGAGCTGACTGGGCTTCTGAAGAACGTCTACTCGCAGTTCCGCGAGAAGGTGCAGAATCTCGTCACTCCGCTCCTCGCCCAGCTGGAGAAGGGTCGCGCTGGCGGCCCCCGCAACATGCGCTGGGGTGGCAACAACGTGTTCTTCGACGTCGTGACTGGGCGTCCCTCTGGCGCGACGTTCTCGTCCGCCGGCTACTTCCCGCCCGACACTACGGCGCAGGAAGTCCAGGCGAACGTCGGGGTGGTTCGTGCCTACACGACCCGCCAGATCGACGGCCTCGCCTTCGTTGGCACGCAGTCCAAGGATGCCGCTTTCACCACCATCGCCAAGAAGACGATGGAGGAAATCAAGGAGGCGTCCACCCTGCTCATGCAGCAGGCGCTCCACAATAAGGCGGACGGCGTCGTCGCCCTCATCGGGACCGCGACCTCGGCCACCAGCATCATCGTCTCCTCGCCCTACGGCGTGAGCGGCGCGGGCCAGGGGTCGCTCCTCATCTCGGTCGGCGACACCATCGCGGCGCTCGACGCCTCGTCGGCGAACGCGGTCCTCGGCCGCGCCACCGTCACCGCCATCTCGAACAGCGGCGACAACGCGACCCTGACCCTTGGCGGGTCGGGCATCGCGGGCATGGACGTGAACGACAAGATCGTCAAGGCGACCGCCTCCGACACGTCGTTCAACAGCGCCATGAACGGCCTCATCAACATCACCAACCGTGGCGGGTCCTACGGCTCGCTCCACAACATCGACGCCGCGACCTACAGCATCTGGGACGCGACCCGCATGGTGGCCGGCACCGATACGCCGGACGTAAACCAGCCGACCGAGTCGGACATCTGGGACTTGATCCAGAAGATTGCCGGCCGCTCGGGCAAGGACGCGATGGTGCGTCCGAAGGACTTCCTCCTCATGACCACGCCGGGCCTCTCCAAGAAGCTCATGGAGTCGATGGTCGGGCAGCGCCGGTTCACCGCCGGCGAGTTCAGCACCACCATCAAGGGCGGCTACAAGGCGCTTGAGGTGTGCGGCATCCCGATGGTCCAGGACTACTATGTCCCGGCCGGGACCATCTATCTCCTCCACCTCCCGTCGCTGGCGTGGGTGGATGCGAAGGATTGGGGCTTTGTCGAGTTCGAGGGCGCTGGCCCGTGGCGTTGGCTCTCGGGGCGTGATGCCTTCGAGACGACCTACGGCTGGTACGGGAACCTGGCCTGCCTTGCGCGTAACGCGAATGGCTCGATCACCGGGTACACCGATACGGCGCGCTACACGCACGTCGCGTAACCTTCACTGGGACGGGGTGGGGGCGTCTGCCCCTGCCCCAACCCGAGGATAACTCATGCCCTATAACTATTTTGCTCCGACGCCGGGGCGTCTGGGTGTCCTCCCGAACCTCCTTGCGGGGCGCTGCGATGCGGCAATCGGGAACAACACCACAACGACCTACAGCTTCGGCTCGCACCCGGCCAAGTGCTACATCAACCGCGCCGTGGTCTCGGCGGGGACGGTGCCGGCCTCGTCCGGCGGCACGATCCTTGGCGTCCTCCAGAAGTACGATGCCTCGGCGGACGCGGCGGTCACCCTCACGGGGAATGTCGACTTGGAGGCGCTGACGGCCAAGGAAGGCACGGCCGTGGCGTTGCTCTCGACCTTGACGGACGCGCAGCGCACCCTCGATACCGGGGATACGCTCCAGTTCGTCGTGACCACGACCAGCACGGTCGGCACGGCAGCGGTTGACCTCATGGTCAACGTCGAGCTGTTCGTGGAGGTCTAAGTATGGCCGTGCTGCTGAACGCAGCCGGCCAGCCCGAGCCGCCCACCGCGATTGTGGCGCGGCTCCGGGCGCTCCACGCCGGACTCCATCTCAAGTTCCTGACCCACACGAACGCCCACTGGGCGGTCTGCATGACGTGGACGCAGGACGATCGCCGGTGGGAGCGGGTGCAGACGGGGCAGACTGACCCCGCCAGCGCCTACGACATCATCGGGTATCTGCCCGTGGACTGCTCGCCTGAAGAGGCCCCGGCCTATCTGGAGCGGGTCCTGCGGCAATACCCCAAGGACGAGGTCCGTAACATGGCGGACTATGTCCAGCAGTATAACGCCGACGCCCCCGTCGACACCGCCATCGAGGCGGCGTTCGTCGAGGCGTTGGAGTCGCCGATTGTCCCGAAGAAACGGGGCCGGCCTAAGAAAGTTAGCTAACCGAGGCTCGCATGGCCATCAGTCGGGCAGAACTGATCGAATACACACGCGAGGCGATGGACGCCGTCGACTCGACGCGCTGGTCCGATAGCCTCATCACGAGCGTGCTGAACGTCGTCTATGACGATGAGTGGTCGAACCTGCTCAACGCCTCGCAGTATTACACCTATGCGATGCGGACGGTGACCACGGACGCGAACGGCGTGGTCGCCTTTAGCGCGCTCAATAGCGGGGGCGGCGACAGTCAGGAGAACTTCTACCGCATCCTGTCCGTCTCGGACGGGAACGTGCTGTATGTCCAGACTCGGTTCCAAGATGTCCCGCTGGCGACCACCACCAACTATCTGCCGACCTACCCCCGCCTCTACTACATCGTGGGTGAGCAGGTGCAGATCTTGCCGGTGGCGAGCGGGACGAGCCTGTATGTGGCCGTCAACTACAAGCCGACCGCGCTGGCCGACCTCTTGACCGACGCCTCCACTATCACTTTCCCGCTCGGCGGGGAGTGGATCATCGCCAACGAGGCGGGGGCCAGACTGCTCAACAAGGGCGGGGCCGAGTCAGGCGCGGCGCAGGTCTTGAAGCGCGAGGCGGCGGAACTCCGGGCGGGGATGCTGGACGACATCCGGCGGCGCACCATCAACCCGACGATGCTCGCCTACCCCGACCAGAAGTATGACTGGGCGGGTGGCTGATGCGGGAGCGCGTGGTTGATCAACAGCCCCAGATGATTGGCGGGCTGAACAGCATCTCGGACGACGTCGCGCTTCTCCCCAACCAGCTTCGCCAGACCGCCAACGCCCGGCTCACGGACTACGGCGCCATCACGAAGCGGGGCGGCACCCAGCGCACGGCCGCCGCCTTGTCGGCGAGCGACGCGGTTCTTAACGGCTACAACTGGAGCAAGGACAGCGGCGCCGAGGAGCTGCTCGCGGTCTGCGACGGCAAGCTCTTTACCACGACCTACGCCGCCACCTTCCCGTGGACCTGGACGCAGGAGACCGTCGCGCTGTCGACCAGCGTCGCGCCGACCTTTGCCCAGTTCCGGGACGGGACCGGCGCCGATGTGGTGTATATCGCCGATGGCGGGTTGCTGAATAAGTGGGACGGCTCGACCCTGACGGCGAACATCACCAACACGGTCGACGCCAGCGTCATTCAGGTCCACAATGAGCGGCTCTGGGGGACGGGCAATAGCAGCTTCCCGGACAGCATCTTCTACTCGGACCTCAATAACGGGGACACGCTGGGCTATGGCGCGGGGGGTGGCGGGCAGATCATCGTCCGCACCTTCGGCGATGAGGTGATTGTCGGGCTGGCCTCGATTAACACCTCGCTCCTCATCTTCCACCGGCGCGGTATCAGCCGCCTGACGGGATTTGGGCAGGACGACATCACGGTGCAGCCAGCGGCGGTGACCGCCGACGTCGGCACCATCGCCAGCAAGTCCATCGTCGCCAGCAATAACGTCGCCTACTTCATCTCTGAGCGCGGCCTCTACCGCTGCAACGATTTGTAGTTGGCGCCGGTCGCGACCCCCGAGACGCCGGACCCGCTCCTCCCCCTGATCCGCAGCCTCTCCAGCGCCGAGTTCGATAACATCCGGTGTATCGTCAACCGGGCGACCAAGGAGCTGTGGATTTCCATCCCCGGCATCGGGTGCTACCAGTACCATCTGGTCCTGAACGCCTGGTCTGGGCCGTGGGATAACGCCTTCATCAGCCCCGACACGACGGCCTTCTTCGAGGCCATCGACGACGACGGCCTGCCGGTCGTCCTGCGCGGGGATGCGGATGGCTTCGTCTCGCTCTGTGACGCCCCGCTGGTCTACACCGATAACGTCAATGCTGACGGCACGGGCGGCTCGATGTACGCCCTGACCGCGCAGATGCACCGCCTCTACTGCGGGGACGATGCGCTGGCCAAGGCGCTGCGATTTGGGTATGTCACGGCCCAGCTCAAGGGGTCCAAGAACTGCTCGGTGTCGTGGGCCACGGACGAAGCCTTTGGCACCTACCAGTTGCCCCCCAGCTCGGCGGGGATTTGGTCGGTCGATGAGTATTGGAACACGGGAATCTGGGGCGGTTCTGGCAGCAAAAACTACCGTGTGCAGATGGGCGGGAGCGGGTACTACGTCGACATGACCATCACGGATTCCGGGTCGGCGCTTCCTATTTTTAGTCGCATGCAAGTTGAAACCTTTGCCTTGGGACGTCGCTAATGGCTACGACCGTCGGTTCACATTCCGTCTCTGCGTTCGCTACCCCCGTCAACGGCGGGCCGCTGGATGCCAACGTGGTACGCGGGAACGATAACACCATCCGTACCGCCTACGTCGCGCACGACGCCGACACGGGCATCCACGTCCAGTCCTCCTCGCTCGCGTCCCGGCCCAGCGCCGGCACGGCGGGGCGCAAGTGGATCACCGTCTACACGGGGAGCTACAAGCTCTGGTACGATGACGGCACGACCTGGCACGAGGTCGGG